CTGCATGGCATCAAAGTAACGACGCTTTGAATCTGGTACATGTTTCCAATTGTCTGGTTCATACTTCTCTGCACCAAACGTAAGGATCTCTACTGTTGCCTTTAATGCTAAAGGCGGTAGCAAGCCATAACGAAGCTTACCACCATCGAATTTTCTACCACCTGTTGTGGCGGTTTGTGAAGCTTTAACTATGTCATCAGTCATAACTATTCTCACTTACATTCACAGGATTTTCTACCTTGATGACAATCTCCTGCGCAGCCATCATTTGTAAATACAATATTCCACATTCTTTGAAGGAATGTTTTTTCAATTTGTGCTTGTGGGGGATTGCTAAACTTCTGAAGGTCTTCAACGATTTTTGTCCATGCATCCATAATATATTCCTAAAAAATGAAGGGCAGAGGAGTGGTGTCCAGTCTCTCCCCCGCCTTCTCACTACCTAAAAGATATTAGGCAGATAAAGCTACGAACTCACCGTTGCGAATAGCACGGATGCCAGCTGCAACGATGGCACGAGTAGGTTGACCTAAGCGATATGTTGTCATACCACCGGTTTTGTTTGCATAAACGCAAAAGCCCTGTGAACGAATAGCACTAATAGTAGCTGTTACGTTCTTGATGCCAAAACGTGAGCTGATTTGACCAGCGGTAAAGTTTTGACCTTTTTTCAGGGACGCCAATAGGCGTGATTGCTTGCTTTTCATAAAATACTCCATTACGTAATCACACTCAAAATCACCGTGTTAAACGGAAGAGGAGTGTGGTATCTCTTCCGACGGTGTTCATTAGAACGGAACTTTTGTTGTATCTACTTCCGTTGTTTCCATTACTTGCGGTGTTGGTACGATTGCTTTAGAATCTACTTTTGTGTAGAGGTCTAAGAACGCTACACGGGTATCTTCGTCAAAGCGAGAGATACACAATTCGATTGCACGTAGACGATCTGCAAAGATGCCATATGAACGCGCGATATGTACCAAACGACGTGTAGAGATTAAGTCATCTACACCACCATCCTTATATGTTTGACGGATGATATCTGCCCAAGTAACTAGATTATCTGCAAATTCACCGTCAAGTTTACCATATGATTCCATGGCATTCAATACAATCTTCTTCTCAACTGCAACAGTTGGATATGGTTGCTCCATCGTTGCAACGAAACGCTCAAGGAAGGCTTCATCAAGGATACGTGCACCTGTAAAGCGACCGTCTTCAGATCCACGTCCTTTAGTATTGGCTGTTGCAATCACATTGAATCCAAGTTCTGGTTTTACCACAGCACCTGTCTTCTTGATATACAAAGGCTTGCCTTCCAAGATAGCTTGTAAGCACATCAACTTATTTGATCCACGATCGATCTCGTCAATCAAGCAAACTGCACCTTGCTTCATTGCTTGAGGAATTGGACCATCACACCAAACAGTTTCACCGTTGATAAGACGGAAGCCACCGATCAAGTCATCCTCGTCAGTTTCCTCTGTGATGTTAACACGTACATACTTGCGTTTAAGCTGTGCACATGCTTGCTCAACCATCATGGTTTTACCATTACCTGAGAGACCAGCGATAAACACAGGATAGAATACGTTTGACTCTACGACCTGTTTGATATCGCGGAAGAATCCCCAAGGCACATAGGTTGTGTCTTTTGTTGGTACTTCAATCTTCACTGTTTCGAACACCGTTTGCTTTACTGTTTGTTGAGGTTCTTCTACTTGAACCCTTTTTGTTGGCATTGGCAACACTGCTGCCAACATTTGAATTTGATATTTGCCGCGTCCAACCCGATTTTCAGGTTTGGTGATAAAGTTGGGATAGCTTAATCCCATTTCGTTAGCGTGATCGACTAATTCTTTCACATCGAACACTGATCGACCTGGGTATTTATCACCTAAAGTCTTGACAAATGCTGTCTTGATTTCTGTTTTCATGGTTGGACACCTTTCAAAAGTTACACATAATATTTGCAATACATGGTATATTATACCACACTTTTAGCCATTTGTACATAGCCCTTTCGAGCTATACCCATCATGCAATCGCATCCACAAAAGCATTCAGCAGGATACGATTTACTCGCTTGGACTTAGAAGCTTTGGCAAAAGCTGTCTTAATCTTATTCTTTGTTGCACCATCCTCTACAAGTTCACCGAACTCATTTTCTGTGATATCCATATACTTTGTACATAGACCAAAGTAGCGATCATATCCAAAGATGTTATCTTCAATCAAGCAGCGATTCTTTGTCATCTGCTGAGTATACTTGTCTCTGTACTTGCTGATGGAAGTGTGCGGAGCTTCGCTTACTGCTTTGTTGATTGCTTGGTTACGATACTGCGAGATAAAGAAACCTAGCACATTACTATCAGTTGACTTCTTCAAGAACTTCAGAAGCTGCGTAGTCATGTCTGCACTATTTACAGATGCGACCTTCATGCTTTGACCGTCAACTCGTACGATTGCTTTACGACCACGATATCCGTAGAAGCTACCTGGTGAAGCAATACGTTTCTCTGCACCTTCCTCTGTCATACGGATCTGGAAAGAATCTGATTCACCATCAGTCAAGAACATTGCTGTCATCTTCTCAATGTTATGCTTCTTCTTGTAGTCCTTAATCATCTGATTTGCATACACGATTGTGGTATTCAATGGTGTGCTATGCAGATGGTTCCAACGGTTGATATAGATCTGAGTAAGTTGACTGTCCCATGCCATTGATAAGTTCCACAACATGCGAAAGCCTTCAGTGTATTCTTTGCGAGTCATACGAGATGACATAAGGTTTAGTAAGTTAAACTTCTCAGGAATAATCTCACAGTCTGCGAAATCATCCCATTGAATATCTGTCTCTTCCTTCTCTTCGCGCACACGAGTAGTGAATGCATACACCTCATATGGTACATTAATCATGCGGCAAAACGTTGTCAAGTTTAGCAGCTGACGGATGGTTGCACCCATATTCTCTGACATTGAACCAGAGAAGTCGATGAACATCATCATACCGTGATTCTTATAGTTGGCAAGCTTAGTAGACTTTAAGAAGATGTCTTCTGAATACTTGTATGCATGCAACTTGTTTGTATTGATGACACCAGTCTTTTGCAGAGATGAGCGAGAATATTGATATGCAGCTTTACGTAGCTCAAACTCTTTGGCCATATACGCTGCAGCCATGTCAGTCTCATTGCGAAACTTGTTGAACCTATCTTTTAAGTTATTAAGTTGCTCTTCAACCATCTTGCCATAGTAACCTTCTTCACGTGAAGAACGTTCTGTAAGTTCACGGTTCCATTCTGCATAATACTCTTTGTAGTCAATGATGATACCTGGTTGACGAACCTTATTCATCGTATAGACCATCGTATCTTTTAATTCTTCTGTTGCAACCAAATCTTGTTCACGTTCACGAAATGCTTTATCTGTCATCGCTTCAGCGTCGATAAGCTGTTCGTCTTGAGAAGCTTTCTCTGATGGACCTTCTTTGACGTCATCCTTGTGAAGCTCTTCGCGGATACCATCTCCACCGTTACCAGTCTTACCATCTTGTGGTTTAGGTGGTTCCTCACCTGCAGTTTCTTGTTCAGATTCTTCTACGGGAGGAGGAGGTGGTTCTTGTGGCTCTGGTTTATCATAGTCATTCGCGCTATCATTACCCATATCGTCATCAAGATCAAGCTCGTCAAAATCTGGTAAAGATACTGATGGCACATGCTGTTCTTCCATAGCTTCTTGCAGAGATTTGTGATATGCATAGATCTCTTTAGCAAGAGCAACTACTTCCTCAAATGTTTCAGTCTTAAATGATGCATTGAAGAAGACACGTTCTGTTGGATCAAACTCAACTTCAACATTTGGACCAAGCTTTGACTTCAAGTTAATCTTGTCAATCAAGCGAATTGTGTTGACATCTACATCAGTGATGCCGAAGAAGTCATCTGCTGCTAATACTTTGTATGCTTTTTGGAATTGTGAACGCAAACCAGGATATTGGTCTTGAATCTTGCGTTCGATGCGCACATCCTCTAATACGTTGAGGTATGCTTTAGGTGCACCGTGCACATCATCGACAGCATCATGCCATCCGACTGCAGGTGTATAAAGTGCGTGACCAACTTCGTGGCCAGTTAGAAGATCGTATACAGCTTTACCGCGGTTTTTCCAAACAGGTAAAGCAAGAACACGACGTTTAGGATCAAACCATGCTGTCTTGTAAGAACCATGGATGACTGAGATATTTTCCTTAGCAAGTAAACGAGCTAAAGTAGATTGCTGGTCAATGTTGACCGCAATGTTTTCTAGTTGGACACCAGTTGTTTGCATGTTATTTCCTCAGTGATATGTATATATTATACCACAGAACTGGGCATTTGTACATGCCCTATGCAAGTCTATGATTTTATTGGCCTTTTATCCGCGAGAAGTTGCGTTCCTTAACAAACTCAATCTTGTTTCTGAACTTGGAGTCAAGGACATCACCTTTATGGGAGATGACAAAGACGTTAGTATCCTGCACTGAGGTGAGGATCTTCATGAGGTTGTCGATGCCATCATTGTCTAAGGACGAGTCAAAAGTTTCATCTAAGATTAGAAGGTTTGTATTAGCGGAGTTCTTCATCTTGGCAATCTGGCGCCATGTGAATAGAAGACTTAAGTCGATACGTTGCTTCTCACCTTCAGAGAAACTTGCATATGTGAACTCATCACGATAGCGAGACTTGATAGTCTCATTAAAGGATTCATCTAAGTTAAACAACACGAAGAAGTCTAGGATTTGCAAGTACGAATTAACAAGCTTATTGATTACTGGTAAGTATTGCTTAACGATCTTAGTCTTGATGCCAGTATCCTTGAGCATCTCGCTTGCCATCATGTTATAGTTCTGCTCATCGATACGTGTTAACTTTAATTCTGCAAGCTTTTCTTTCTCAATCTGTAATGCTTTTAAGTCTGCTAATGCAGCACTAACATCACCTTCTGTACCTTCAATCTTTAGGATCTCGTCTTCAAGCTTGTCGATCTGCTTTTGCAGTGCAGTGATTGATGCATTATTTGCAACGATGTCCATCTGACAATTTTGGAATGCTTCAATCTCTTCTAATAAGATTGACTCTTCGGCATCCATCAGCATCAATTGTTCTTGCAGTTCCTCAATATGCTTATTAACTTCCCCGATCTTGCTATCGCATTTATGCACATGCTCCTGCCTTGTGTCGGCAGATATTTCTTGAGAACATGTTGGGCACGCAGTTGATTCCATAAAGAAAGTTCTGTTCTCTTGTAATGTCTTAACGGTAGTGTTAAACTTATCACCAAATGATACGAGCTTATTCTTTTTGGTTTCGATAGACTTGAGAGACTTTTGTTTTGTAACAAGGTTGGCCAAGTTTTCACTGAGTCCAGCATTCTTGGTCTGTAGATCCTTGATTGATAGTTGGTTATCTTTGACGGCTTTCTGCTTATCTCTAACCTGATCTTTTGCAAGTAGTTGTACATCAGTAATGTACTTATTTTGAAGTTTGACCTTTTCGCCGATGATCTCAAGCTGGTTAGTTGTATCATTGATTTGTTCCTTTGTACGAGCGATCTTCTCTTTAAGAAGTTGATTCATGCGAGAGAACACTTGGATATCTAATAGTTCCTCAATGATGGTACGTCGTTGACCAGGAGGAAGCTGCATGAATGGTGTGAATGATGCAGATCCAATAACAACTACTTGATGGAATGATTTATGGTTAAGCTTAAGGATGTTCTGCTCTAAAAATGCTTGATAGTCTCTTGAGTTAGCTTCTTGATTAATCAAGTTACCATTCTGATAGATCTCAAATGTGTTAGGCTTGATACCACGAACGATCTTAAATTCTGCTGCACCAACAGAGAACTCAACCTCAACTACTGCATTCTTATTGTTGATTGAGTTTAATAGTTGCGGCTTTAAGATGTTCCTAAATGGTTTACCAAATAATCCAAATGACAAAGCATCTAGTAAGGTTGACTTACCCGCACCATTTTGCCCTACGATAAGTGTGCTATCGTTACGATTTAATTGAATTTCAGTAAAGCTATCACCTGTACTTAGGAAGTTTTTCCATCGTACAGTTTTAAATATAATTCCAGCCATTATACCACTTCTGTATTTTGTGCCTCTACATACAACCCGCGTAGTAGCGATTTAAGTTTTTCTTTGTCAGCCTCTGTCTCTACGGCATCAACATAGGAATCTAATAAGACTTGAGTATCATCTAACTTGATCTCTTCGTCCTCTACGTTGTCTCCAAGGTACTCTGTAAATGTTTCTGCAATCTTAAGTTCATGGATTGGTCGTTGTGTAATCCTATCGATGAACCTATCAAATCCAAAGAAGTCTTGTTTTTTCTGTACGACCACTTTGACAAACTGATAATCAAGATGAGAGACATCAACAGTATTATAATCTGTTTTTTCATCGTTGTAAACTACCTTAGTGTGTAAGGTATAAGGGTTCCTAACAGAAGTTATCTCCCTCGTAGAAGTATCCAACACATGAAAATATTTGGGATCATCAACATCACCCCAAGTAAACTCCATTTGGGATCCAAGGTAGTGAATATTATCGCGAGAAGACTTAGTATGAAAATGACCCGACAAAACCATTTCAAAGCGTTTAAATTCATTTGTGTCCATTCCATGTGGGTTAGGAATTCCCTTATACATCTCAAAACCTGAGAATTCAAAGTGTCCTGCTACAACATCTGCTGAACACGTTTTAATAAACTCCATGGTATCTGCATAATTTTCAACATTGATCCATGGTACCAAGGCAACTTTTAATCCATCATAGTCTACCACCGTATTGTCCATGTAGATCTTTACTACATCCATATAATGGCCCATAAGTTCTTTCAAAGAACAGAGCTCATTAGTATTTTTGTAGAATACATCATGGTTACCTGGAATGATATCCATCACGATGTCATGCTCGCGCAGTTTATCTAAGAAGATACGGCGATTATGTTCTAGTGCTTTAAAGTTTACATATTTACGATGCTCATAGTAGTCACCAAGATGGATGACTTTTTTGATATCATTATCAAGTAAGTATGGGAAGAAGATATCTGTATAAAACTTCTCTTGATACTCCATGAATATTTCTGAAGAGTTACGAGCTCCGCAATGTGTATCGTTAAGGATTGCTATTTTCAAGGATAAATTCTTTCACAAGTTCATCAGTCATAAACAACTCAAGAGATTTATTTTTCTTTTCTTTCTTAATAAACTCTTTCACAGCAGCATCTTTCTCTTTGATGCGACTAATACGTTCTCTTAAAGAATCAATAAATGCTTGCTCTCCGTGTGTATCATCACCTTCAACTTGTGCGATAAACTCTTCAATACCAGATTGTTCGATAAATTTCCATTTGATATCTTGTTGCTTCTTTTCTTTCTCAATGCGTCTTAAGAAGGCAAAGAAACAGATCTGTGTAAAGTAGGAGAAAGCGTTTTGTGTGCCTGTACGAGTGACGGCATTTGGATTATAGTTTGTGATGGCTCGTAGACAATTTTCTACTGCATCCATAACCATCTCTTCACGATAGGTATATCGAATGAAGTTAACCTTATGTGACAAACCCTCTGCGATCTTCAAAAAACAATCAGCGATGTAGTTTGGTACAATAGGTATGGGATTATTTTCAGCTTTGGCTTTATCAACGGATGCTGCATAATCCACTAATGCCAAGCCGAACTTCTTGTTGTCCACGTAATGCGGACGAGCTTTTGGTTCAGACATTCTTATTCACTCCAATAATTGGGACACATACCCATTATACCACATAATAATACAAATGTACAATTTATTTTAAATTTATTTTCACTAAGCTATGTACAACAGGATATTTACAGTATATAATAGATCTACCCCCAGGGCCAGCAGGTATACCTTTAATGGAAGGTTGGCTTCTTACCTTCTTCATGATCTAAGTATATACTTTCAGGTTCAGGCTGTTCATCTATATCCTGTCTAATTAGTTCAGGATGCCTTGCATCTTCTGCTGTACCAATCTTTAGCTTCATATCTTCTTCATTATTCTCAAGCATGCTTACATAGTGTACAGCTACAGCATCATTCACCAATGCTTCAGCAATGATATGTTGTCTAGGGATGATGAATTCATCCAAGTCTGCAAAGCTCATCCATGTAGTAAACAGGTTTGCTTCTCTTGGTACTCCACCAACAACAAATTCTTTCTTATGTACCTTCAGCGGATGTCTGATTAGGAATTCGTCACGATCTTCCCCAACAACCTCTGTTATTATCTCATCTCCGTTAACAAATTTAATCTGACGAATATCTCTTGATATAGAGGTCATGTAAGTTTTACCTCGTGGATCTTGTAATTAAACTGCTCCTTACTATATATTTGAATCCTAATTCCAGCATGGACAAGTGTAAAGTTCTTCTTAGTCTTCCAATGTAGGTCATCAGATATATCATACAATACAGTATCTCTACCATCATCAGCTTTACGTAGACCGCGTCCAATAGACTGCAACACCTTAATTTGAGATTTAGACGGTGAAGCAAATATAATATTATGCAGATTCTTAATATTGATACCTGTAGAGAATGTGCCTAAAGAAGCAACGATAATAGCATTTTTTTCTTTCTCTGTGATAGAACGCACAGATTCCCTGTCATCTACTGCAGTTTCTCCTGACACGTAGAACACCTTACGATCTTCTTCTGCATTATCACGTATCAACTTAAATAGAGGTTTACCATGTTTATCAACTCGATTAAACAATACAAGTGTGTTGCCCTTTTGATCTAGTGTAAGGTTCTTGATAAAGTTATTTCGTTTCTGATGAGCGATGATAAAATCAATCTCCTCAGCATAAGTCTTATCTTTAACAGATTTGCATTCCTCATCTGAATATTTCATCACCAAGCATTTGATATCAAGCTTAGCTAGTTGATCGGCATCCATCAAAGCTTTAGTAGTCGTAACTTGATAAACTGGTCCAAATAGACCTTCTAAAACCAATCTATGTGTAAGCGTGCCATCTAAAGTACCCGTCAAGCCAAAACGGTATGGACAATCAGTCAACTTCTCCATGATTGTTGATAATGATTTAGCTTGGAACGTATGCGCTTCATCGCCAATAACCATACGGAATGGCTCAAACCATTGCTTAGGTAACTTATAGATTGATTGCCAAGTGGTGACAACGATTGGTGCTAATGTATCCTTCTCCTTACCACTATAGATCGTATGGATCATAGATTCATCAAACGAATCATCATTCTGTGCATAAGCAAGGAAGTCTGTCCGCATCTGTTCAACTAAAGAAGTCGTTGGTACGATGAGGAGCAGACGCTGACCCTTCAACACATTCATGTAGAAGCGTAGTAGTATGTAGATGATGAGAGATTTACCAGAAGCGGTAGGTGATACGAGCAACGCACGCTTATTTCTTAAGCCATGAGTTGCTGCTCTGTATTGATAATCACGAGGTTCAAATGGGAGATGTAAGAACTTAGTAACAAATGTAGCTAGTTCTTCCTCATTGACCTTAGTTATGTTATATGGGAAGTTTATCTCGACTTCATATCCACGTTCATCTGCAAACTTCTTTACGTATTCTAATAAACCAACATAAAGAGTTAGAGACCTTAAATCGTATAATCTAATCTTGCCATCCCACATCTTATTCTTAAATGCAGGCATGAACTTATAACCAGGAACATAGAACGTGAAATAGTCTGCTAGTTCTTGTCTAGCACCGCCTTCACACTCTATCCTTAAAAATACATCATTTACTTTGCTGACGACTAGTTTTTCCATTATACTCCGGAGGTAAACTGCCTCCACTTAATCATATTGCTAATTGTTTGATGTCGCCATGTAATGTTCGAAACGATATCTGATAAAGTATCTATCATCGTTTTCCAATACTCTATCTGGGACTGCAACGCTTGGATTTGTGCATCGCTCTCATAG